GACAGTGAGTCGGTTGCTTGTACCAACGACGTCCATCGTGTTGCCGGACTTGGTGAGACCGGCACCCGCGATGACCTGTCCGAGCCCAGTGAACTGGGTAAACGTTAGGGGGGTTGTCCCTACCGTGACGGCGCCGTCGTTGGTGAGTACCCAGCCGCTGTCAGCGTTGCCGGTTCCCTGCTCGACAAACACCGCAAATGATGCCGTGAGTTCGGCGTCGACGTCCGCGTCGGAAGAGCGAGACCATGCACCTGCCGCCACGGTGTAGATACCGTTGGCGGAGCCAGTGGTCTGGTTCTTGACAAGTACGCGATCTCCCGCAGTTACTGCCACACCGTCAATTGTCTGAGTGCCCGAGAGGGTGATGTTGGCGGTGGTGGCGACCTTGACGGAGGACTTCCAGTCGATACCGACGACAGCGTTGTCGACGTAGACCTTGGTGGCCGCGTCTTGCGGGTTGGTCGGGTCAGCCAGACCAGTAATCTTTTGTGAGTTGAGGGCGACCGCAGCGGTCGGTGCAGACATCTGGTCAAGGCGACTGGTGCGAACCTTTGTGTTGAACGACGTCGTCTCAAGTTTTGACGCATCAATATCGGCGGAAGCGTTAATGTCGGCGTTAACAATCGAGCCGTCTTCGATCTTGGCGCTGGTGATGGTGGCGTTAGGGATGTCGGAGCCGTCGTTGGCTACCCAGCCGCTCGTTCCCAGACCGGCATCGCCTGTGTAGATGAACTCTTTCTTGAGGTCTGTGCGAAATACTTTCTGACCCACGGCAGGCGTAGACGGGAAAGATCCGACATTCTGAACAGCAAAGTTCTGAATCTCAAGTTTGCTCATGTCAATCGGTGTTAAAAATTTACGAGCCATAAAAATCTCCTAAGACAGGTACGCGTCGCCGCTGATGGATGCCGAGAATGTGACCCGTAGGGAATACTTCGATAGGTGCTCCAGTTCGCCCTCAACAGTGGACCCCGCCGAGTCCATGGTGGTGACGTTGGGATAGAAGCCAAGGTTGTGCTCTATGAACCATTCCGTGTCTGATGATCCCTGATTGTGATGATAGGCGAAGAACAGGAATTCCGAACCGCTAACGTTCCCCGAGCGTGAATTGAGAGACACGAGAACGTCGGGGGTGGGGGTTACAACAACGTTGACCACTTCTGGCAGGTGACTCATTGCTCAGGCTCCCAGCCCGTGGGCGACCAGTTGAGGTCTGTCTCGGTGTTGACGTCTTTAGTGATCTGCTTCTTACAGAACACCGCGCCCTGCAGGAATGTCTCGGTGACCTCGTCCTTAGTAAGTTGCATGTCCCAGAAACCCTTGAGGGGAACCCGTTCGGTCTGGGCACTGGTGAGGGACAGTTTGATCTTTCCAAGAGGGCCGTCCTCGATCTCGCACAGGATCTCTGCGACCTTGGCGGCAGACTCTGGGTACAGACGGATCTGGGCCCGGGGCGTGTACGCCGTGACATCGAACGGGAAATCCAGTACAACACTGAAGGTGTCGCCCTGAGTGAACACGAGGTCGTACTGGGCCGCCTTGGAGGGAACGGGTGATCCGCCATAAGTAGGTATCGGAAGGTATATGCGCTGTGGCTGGGACCTGTCGTCGATCTCCATCGGCATGTACACGGGCACGTAGCGATTGGTCGCCTTAGAGATCCGTCGGAAGGTGAACGTCTCTATGCGGGTCAGGCCGATATTGAGTGCCTGACAGAGCATGTCGTACTGCTCCTTGCGCCCCCGCACCATGTCCATCAACTGGCGGTACCGCTCCGAGCGCGGGATTGATACCCCGTCAGGTGTCTGGATGCTGATATCAAATGATGCATCGGTCGCGAGAGTTAAGAGGGCGTGGTTTGCGGCCAGTAACGCTGCGGGAAATTCTTCAACGGAGGGAAGGTTCTCCACCGTGAGTGCGCGTCCGTAGGCATCTGTGCGGTTATAAAGATGCTCTTTAACTGCTGAGTCAACAATGAGTTCTAGTTCATAGTCTGTGAAGAACCTGAAATGAGTTCCCTGAACACTAATAGGGTCGCCCGCACTAGGGACGGCATCAAATACGAGAACGCCCGTGTGCTCTTCGACAGTAACGGTGCTGGAGATGTCGACACCGTCAAGAAATACTTCTAGGGTCGATCCTCTTACGGGGGAGTACGGAAGTTCATAGCGGTTAGTTGCTGTCGAAATAGACGTCCACACAAACGATTTACCGGAGTCGCCGATCTCCATACGAGTACGGTCAACCAGAGCGTTAATACTGGCCACTCATTCCTCCTCGCGGTCGCTCCCTATGGTCTCGGTAGATCGACCCCACGTCAGGACAAAGTACAAACGGCACGCAAAAAATGCGTGCCGTTCACACCGTGAACGCTTTACATTACGTACAGGTAGCCCAAGGTCTCTAGATGGTTCGCGAGGTCGCGGGGGACTTTGTACTTATTACCTGCCTTGAAGGAGTAGTCGTTGCCGTAACCCCACGTCATGGTGTCGATATCGGCAACCAGACGGATCACAACGGAATCGTCGCCGAGGTCGGCTCCGAGAGTTACTACTTCGTCAAGTACGACAGGCTCGTTGGCCTTCTTAGCGTCAAGAACTTCGGTCTCCATGCGCTGGGCCTCTACGGCCGCAATGGTCGAGAGTTCGTCGGCGCGACGCTGAAGTTCTTCTGAGTTCTTCTTAATTTCTTTTGCACGGGCGATGCCAGTCGCATCGGTCGGCTTTGGTCGGGTAACTGCCACGGTAATTCATCCTCCAGATAGGGGTAGTGTTTTTTTGTTACAGGACAGGGAGCGAGCCGTATGGCCCGCCCCCCTCCTGATCGTTCAATTACAAACTGTCTAACTTAGTTCGTTAGGATTTTTGTGATGGCGATATCAGTGATGATGCCTTGGCCCCAGATTCCGTACCAAGCCACTGCGTGCTCGCGACCGAAGTCGAGAACGCCGCCGTCGCGAAGTTCAACGGGAAGTGAGATTGCGTGACCAAATGCGTTGTCACCGATCATCATTGCTTCGTACACGTTGGAGCCAGCGCTTGCGCTGCTGCTGAAGCCAGCGTCCCAAGGAGCGAGTCCGCCCTTTGCGACACCGTTGCGTACCTGTGTGGTTTCGATGAAGACGACGTCGTAGAGACGGCCGATTTCACCGAGCATGAAGTTACCGGGTGCTGCGTACTTGGTTACTTCGATGAATTCAGGGACATCGCGCAGGCGACGGCTCTGGTGAGGGTGGACGAAGCAGACGTAGGTCTCACCGAGGCGAGGAACGTTACGTGATGCCAGCGTCTCAACCGCGTCCTTGACGGCAGCGGTGGTGAGGTAGTACTCGGCTGATGCACCTGTGACATCGGACTTGGCACCAGCAGTACCTGCTGCGTACCAGTCGTTGACGCCCGAGAGGCTGGAGCGGTCGTAGCCAAAGATCTGGCTCGTTGCGCCACCGAGAGTATCGCGACTCTGGTTGTCAAGGTACTGGGCCATGTTACGACCAAGGAGACGTGAGGCGGATGCCATGACGTCATCGAAGGAAGCGTTAAGAAGCAGTTCGGAAACGGCAACGCCGTATCCATGTTCTGCAACGGTGATCTGGATCTGCTCTGCCGTAAGAGACTTGGTCTCCATACGAACACCTTCAGTAAGTGGTGCGGTTGAAGGTGCGAGGTTGATGTAACGCATGAAGTTGATCTGAAGACCGGGTGCGACACCCAGTTCAGTCTTCTTTACTGCAAATTGCTCAAAACGCAGGATTGGCATTGCCTGAAACAAGATCTCCTTTGACCAAATGGTCTGGATCGCCTGTGTCAACTGCGAGTTAGAGCCGCTGTATGCGGTAGGGGCGGCGGCGAGGCCACCGGTACCGGTGAGGGCTGAAGCCATGATTTCCCTTTCTAGAAAATTAGGCGGATGGTTGGGGGTTGATTACTATCCGAACAATCCACGTCCACGGCTTGAGGCTGAGTTGCCTAAGAGCCTTTCGCGGTACTTTTGGTAGTCCTGTACTGACATGTTCCGGATGTCTTCCGGAGTGAACTGACGTTGATCCGTATGGGTGTCCAAGGGTCCGGCGGCAGGATCGGTCACGCGTGAACCTGCCATGTCCCGCCTAGCAGACGACATTGCCTGCTGTGCGGAGTCAAGAATGCGCGAACTGCGATCCTTGAGGCTTTCAATGCTGGCCTCGATCTCATCAGCGTTTCCGCCATCGATCAGGTCAACAAGTTCTGGGATGATGTTGTCTCGCTCGGCCTCTACCCGCTGCTGACGGTATGTCTGCAGTTCTTGGTACTGGCGCTCTGCCTCAAGCAGTGCGATTGCTCGCTCACGCTCGGTGCGCTCTATCTCCAGTTGCTGGTTGAACTCTTGTTCTTTCTGCTGGAGGAGGGAGCGGACGTCCATATCTTCTTCGGCCTTGCGCTTACTTTCTAGCGTGGCCTCTTCTTTTCTGCGTGCCTCTTCTGCCTCGCGCTCTTCGCGCTCTCTGCGGAGTTCTGACACTTCGTCCTTCAACTTCTCAATGGTCGGGTACAACTTCGCCTTCTCTTGTTCCCGAGCCTTGGCTACGTCTTCGGAACTGAATCCGTCAAACGCGCTACGTATTTCGATGGGTACTTCTGGTGCAGCAGTGGTGGTTTCCGTAACAGTTTCGGAGAGGTTCTCCATCGATACGGGACTTGATTCTGCGACCGCTTCGGTGAAACTAGGGATGTTAGGTGTGCTCATTACGAACCCTTACTGTTTAGTGTTGTTTGTCCAATTGCCGGATGGCGTATCACGATTGATCATGAAGAATTGATCTAGTCATAGGCAACTACTACTTCGTTACAAAGTCTCGGTAAAAATAGTTAAATACCGAATTTTTATTGCGAAGCAGGGTCGTCACCTGATTGCCGCTGTGGCATCTTGGTTCCGTACGCCTGCGTGACTAAATCATTTCTCAGTTGCTCTTCGGCTTGAAGATCGATCATTGCCGCCTCGTCGATGGCGTTGGAGCCAGCAGGGGCGCCGTCACCGATGAGGTCGTTGGTTCCCGCCATCATGGGCTCCATCGGAGTTGCCATACCGTCAGGACCGGGCATCATGCCCGTGATGTCTTGGATCGCTTTAGAGATTTCTGTCTGAATAAGTGTGAGAGCGCCGTCCGCCTTAGCGTCGTCCACCATCTCGCCACGGATCTCTGAGAGTTTGGCCTCTGGGAACTCTTCGCCCAGTGTGCGCAGTGCGCCCTCTTTGGACTCAAGGCCCATACCCATCAGCATCTGCACCTCGTTGAGTACAACAAGTTTGTCCAGAGGCAGAGGTGGTGGGAACTGAGGGAAAGAGACGTATGTCAAAGGGTCGTTGGGATCAAGTCGTGAGTACTGTGTCGACTTGATTGGTCCATCAGTGTCGGGGTTGTAAATCAAGGTGTCAGGCTCTTTAACCGCCAGCGTCAACATGATGAGTTCGTTGATCTGCTTGATGCCACGACTGTACTGAATGACTTTCTGGTGGTACCTGTTCATCAGTGGCTGGTACTGGATGCTCAGTGCGACACCTGAGGTGTTGGAGATCGGCTGCACCTGACCGAGAGCGGTCTCAGGAATTCCCATGATCTCGTGCATGGATCTCTTGAGCATCTCTAGGTACTGCAGTGCTCCTTGCACACCTGAACTTCCACCCTCAAGGTTGAAGACTTGAGAATCTTTGGGAAGCCCGCCCCAAACTTTCTTGGGACCTTTCTCTAACTGTGACGCTTTCGCGCCGACGATTACGGTGACGGGTGCAGCATGGTAGTTGACGATGTCTGCGATGTCGGTGCTGATCTCGTTGTACTGACGGTTGATGGCGATGATGTCGTGCGCGTCGGAAAGTCCCCACGGTGACCCAGCGACAGGGTGGTTAGCGATATGCACAACAGGTATGTACCCCAACGGGTTTGCCCGCTGGTCAATCAGTTCATCGTTAATATACTCTTCAATAGTTTCGTCAGTAAGAATCTCTGTGTAAGTAAAAACTTGACGCGTGCCTTCTAAAGAAGTGCCCCAGAAGCGGTACTTAAGTTTGAAGCGCAGCAGCCGTGAACGGTCATGCGGATGAAACTCAGGAAAGCAAAAAGATGAGTTCAAGGGAAGTATTCGTACTCTTCCGGGGTGGTCTCGTCCGATGGAATCTTGCCACGGCTCTTCGTACGCAACCTTCACAAAACAGTCACCAGAGATAGATCCCTGCTGACCCATCTCCATCAGAACTGACAACTTGTCGTTGTCCTGCTCCCATACCCGCTCAAGTCGGTCAGGTGCGATGGCCTCGGTTGCCTTGGGAGTCCTGAAGTGGATACCTTTACCGAAAGTAAACCGAACTAGGTAGTCAACCATTGCTCGGTAGTAGTTGAGAACTACCTGCGGCTCTCCGGCCTCGCGCTTGTACGCGTACTGATGTCCCAAGTACATTGCCCAGTTCAGTGAGTACCTGTTAAGTCGTGGGCCGTGTACCTCAAACTCTTCGTCAGCCAGTTCAACAAGTCCCAGAGGGCTGATGCTGATGGTTAGGTCAGACGATGCGGCCCGATAGGAGGGTGGTGCAAAGTCGATGGTCCCTATGGACATGTGTTAGCGCTCCTTACAGTCGGCGCTAAAAACTTCGATCATTTGCGACCCTTTTCGGTCTTGCCCTTTTTGGGATCTTCTTTGTCAGACTTAGACTTAGGCTTCGTCGCTCTCTTAACGCGTGCGGCGGCCTCTCCTGAGATGAACTGTCCACCTTTTTGAACGTACTGCTGGTGTACCCATTTACTTGCGGGAAGTGAGGGCCACGTATTGAACTTTGCTTTGGCCTGAACGATGAGCATGTTCCACAACTTCATGTTTGCGGGTTGGTCTGCCATATGTGTAGTCCTTATCTGGTCCGGTACTGCTGGGTGATCTGCTCCGGGCGCCGGGGGTGGGCGCAGCGCCCGGAGCGGATCGAGTGCGCAGGATGGCTGCGCGGTCTAACTAGTCTTCGACGACTGTGGCGTTTGGACGCTGGTAGCGCATACCGTCGCGCACTGCCATCTCGTAACGAACCTCGCCATGATCTGTGAAAGCACCTTGAGCGAATTCGCCTAAGAAGGTAGGGGCTTCGATCCACGCGGCACTGCCGACGTGGGCACGCTGTGCCATCGTCTCTTCAGGCCACTTCTCGAAAACGTTTGCGTTCCTGTTGGGTCGACCCGGGGCAGCGATATAGCCTTGCATTGCGCCCTTGGCAAAATCATTGGGAACATCGGTGTCAGTTGCGACACCTTCTTGGAACCGTAGTGGACCCTCTTGGCCGGGGGCGGCTGGAGAGAACTTGCGGTCGTACATTTGTGGCGCACGTTCGGGGAACATTGGCGCTGGTCCAATCGTGGGAACTGACATTCCTACTCCTTTTGCTTGAGGTACCTCGGTATCAGTGTTCATGTCTTCTGAACCCCTGTCAGCGTGAACTAGGGCTCTTTTCGTAAATCGCTTATTCTCAGGTTCAAAAGGGCGACACTTTCGCGCAATTGTTCGTTTTCGTTGCGAAGTTTCTGTATCTCATTTCTGGCCTCGGTTAGTTCCACGCGGACCTGCTCAAGGACTTCAGTGATGGCATCAACGACGGTAGACGCTCCCGTGGCTATGGATGCGTGAGCATCGGCTTTAACCTTGTTCTTGGAGAAGACGTTGCCCACAAAGGCGGTAAGCGCTGCCCCCATAGTGGCTGCGATGGCAGCAACGAGCCCGGGCTCGTTTTGAATGGCCATAGTGAGGGTGCCGGTTACTTGGAGGACTGTTTGCCGTACCGAGAATCCTCGGGATTAAGCCAGTTGACGATGATGGGTGTGGTAGAGGCCATGCCCGAGATCACCCATGTCTGCCAGTTAGATAGTGAGATGTTGCCCGCACCGACAAAGTCGGCTACCCCTGCCGCTACCACGATGGCGATGAAAGACTTTAACGCTGTTCCCATTGGGGTCCCAGCAACTGCTTTTTGAAATTTCTCTAGAGTAGAGTTCATGGTAATTACCTCCGTGTCGGTAATCACCATTGTGATCTAGAGGAACGCACTCGTCAGTCTAAATATGTCTACCCAAAGAAAACGTTGTTGGAAACTTCAACAGTGGGAAGCGTTAAGTCGGCTGTCATCGCACACGCTATGGAAAGACTGTCTACAAAGTCGTCATGCGCGTGCGCTTCGTCAGGCGCTTGCACAAGAAAGTTTGGTCCGGTGAATTTTACTTCAGCATCGGTCATCTGCTGGTAGAACCGTTTCCACGAACGCAAGCGACGTGTCTTTGCGTGTGCAGGCCACCCAATCATTTTTCTTTGAATGAGCGACTGAAGATGCTTCCAGCGTTTTGACTGCTCTGATTGGCTTGACGTTAACGGGATAACTTCCGCACGGGGTAGGAGAATCTTTAGACGTTGCGCAACCGCGTCACCAACACCGTTGGAGTCAACACCGACAGCAAGAACGTCGTATGCGGACAGGAAGTCCACGATCTGGTGGTACTGCACTTCCCAGTCATCGCCCTGCAGTTCAAGCCAGTTAAGAACTCTATGGTCGTAGTAACCAAACTCGTCGGGCCGATCCCAGTCCACCCAGACAACCGTCACCACCGTGGAGTCCATCTTTCGTGCGGGGTCAATACCGACGACTACGGGTGATCTAAACCATGATCGCACAACTTCTTGGGACGTGTCACCAAGTTCATCCATAACAGATGATGTGACAAACATGCCACGCTCTAATAGCCATTTACAGTTATATGACATTTGAAATTCATCTGAGTCTTCACCAATACGAAGCATTTCTTTTCGGATGAACTTTGCGTAATTATCGTTGACCTTAGAGACGTTTCGGTAATCCCACTGAAAGTGATTCTGCCGGGAACGGCTGCCTGTCTGGCGTCTCTTGTTCAACTGGATGGCACGGTAGAAGTTGTTTTTACTTGTTGTCGGTGTTCCCGTCTTCACCATGGTTCCCGCGTAGTAGGCAAGCATTGGTGCGATGGATTTCGTGACAACAAAGTCGTCCGCCTCTTGGCACTCGTCTACAACGATCAGGTGAAAGGACTTTGACTCAATCTTTGCGCGGGGATTCGCAGTCATCATCTGCAAGGTAGATCCCGACTTTTTCAGTCGGATACCTTTAGTTACGCCAGTCGTCCGCGCCGCTATGTCATCAATCTCGGGATCTCCCATGACCTCGACGGCCCTGTCCGATGTGAGTCGGGAGACGGTGCGTCCAAAAAGAGTTTCGGCCTGACCCTCAGTAGGAGCAAACAGGCCAACCCAAAAACCTTCGGAGAACTTTCCTAGAAGGTCGGGGTAAAGTTTTGCGAGTCGCGGAAGCAGCACCATGAGCGTCGCGACGGTATTCGCGATCACCTCTGACTTACCGGATTGACGAGCCGCCAGTGCCGTTATCTCTTCACCGTCACCGATGATGACGGATTCCATGATGCGAGAAGAGAAGGATTTCTGGTAGTCGTGAAGGGAGTGGCCGACAAGCACGTCCATGAATAGGAGCATCTTCTCAACCAGACGGTCGACAAACTCTTGGGAAAGTTCGTCGATGGTCTCATCATCGTAGGCGATGAGTTCCTCGGCGTTCATATCTATTTCGTCAGTGTCAGTGTCCATAAGATTCCGGTGTAAGAAGTGATAGTGGAAGCATCTATCAAACTCACGACCGTGTCAGCACAAAGTGAAGGCCGGGGCACCACACCCCGGCCTTCCTAACACACCACACCGCTATCGAGCAACAGACTTGTACACCTGACTATGCGGGGCTCCATATAGTTTACCAATATAGACGGGGGATACGCCATAGGCGACCATGGCTTTCCACTGATCGTTTCTCTCCTCATTGAGGGTCACAGGCATCTCACTAAGGCACCACTCGTCGCAGTACACCTTATTTCTTAACGCGACCTCGTTCTCAGAGACCGCGACAGTCTTGCGGCATGAGGCGCACCTGACGCGATACATCAGGCAATCTTTTCAGAGTTGATGACTTCATTCATGGCCCCCATGAGGCCGTACACGGACGTTTCCGTGAGTGGCATCCAATAACCCCGGCCATATTCTTTCAGGCTCGGGATAAAGTCCCGAAGTTCAAGCAGTCGAACGTTGTCAATCGTGACAACTCGAACATGGCACTCTAGGTCGGCGGCCTTTTGAATCACTCCGACTACTCGGGTGTTTGCTGGCTTTGCTGACATTTCATGACCCTTCTTTGCTTTATTACTCAAGCACCCGCTGTGGGTGTATAACTAATGTAGCACGGAGTGCAAGACAATTTATCCGTGGGTAGTGGTTTCTTTAAGAGGATAAAAATTCCAATTGATTGCGGATGTCAGAGGTGCATGGCAGACTACGACCAATTGTGAGCGGCTTTTCGTCTTTCCGCTCTGTAGCAACAGTTGGGGGAACTATGGAATACGTAATAAATGCAAAGACTGACCGTTTGGGGCTTCCCTCGCACGTCAACCATATGCCCGAAACTTATAGGGTGCTTATCACGCCCGTGCTGAGTAGGTCGTGGGCTGAGGTTCGGTGTTCGTGTGGCGCCATCTCTCGAAGTAAATCGGCCACGGAGGCCGTGAATTTTTTGGCGGTCGTCTACCTCGCGTGGCTCGACGGCTGCGGAAAACCCCTATACCTCGCAAAAGATAAGCACTCAATTACAGACGGTCTCTTCGACGAATTTCTTGAACAGTTGCCAAGAGAACCTGAGCACCCGTAAGAGCGTCCATGAGGTGCTCTGGGGCGCCCTCACGGCTGTACTGGGTGAGACAGCGTCCTGTCGTGTATATGGCCTGATCTGACCACGCTATGAGGTCCTCACGGGACATCTTTTCTGCCCTGCTGGTGACCTTCTCGGGGATTCCCGCGTCAACTGTTTTGCTGCGAAACATAAGGACCTAACTCTCGTAGACCGATTGCACCTGTGAGTGCATCTTCTTCATATTTTTCTCCAGTCCATTTACCGACTACCAATGCTCGCCGGGTGAATGGAACACGAACAACAACCGAATGACCCGTTCGGTACGGGTACTCGATCTCTTGAGTATTTCCCTTCTCAGCGAGGGGAAACTTTGTGGTCGGGTAGGACATCTTGTGAACGAAATAATGTGGCCCGATTTGGTGTACTGCTGGCACTGGTTATTTAACCTTTCGTTGACCGTTCTTCTTGGGCAGGGAGGACCTGCTGCGTGATTTTGTGGGGTTAAGCCGGGGAGGTAGTGAACGATCCAGTTGCCCCGCAACTTGACCGTCGTTGACGAGTTGTCCTGTGCGGGCAACGCGGTAGAGGGACTCACGGGCGTAGGCAGGAGATTTCGCCATATTGGCGGTTCCACGATCCATGCCGTCAAGAGATGCGACGATAAAACGGCCCTTGGATGGAGCGGTCTTAAAGGAGTCCCATACAGACCGCTCTACTCCGTAGTAGTTATAAAACGTTCCATCTCGAAACACCACAGTTAACACTCCCCGTGCTTCGTCAAAGCCAGCCGCTACCGTGCGCGGCCTTTCTGGGTTAATTGTTGACGTGGGAACAAGGCTGATCGGGGCTGGCTGGCGACCACGTCCAGATGTGACAGCATTACCGGGACGGACATAGGTCTGCCCGCCAACATTGACGGTGCTCCCAGCAAGGTTCTGGTACCCGTAGCCGTCCTGCTCGTCTTCCCAGTACTCGTCCCAGAGTCCGTCTTCCCCTGTCGCCTTACCAAGGACACCTTTAGCGAAGGCAAAGTCACCCGTGCTCGCAGAGACTGGGAGCCCTGCAAGTGGAGAGACGACTTGGCTTCTGTCCATGAGTGAAGCGGCGCCGATTGCCTGCTCAACGGTCATTCCGTATGTGTTGTCCCTACCGCTGGCGGTCCTGCGTGGGACAGCGTTGTCGACGCCGTACTCGCGGTTACGCAAGATGGATAACTCTTCCTGACTGGGCAGAGTTGCAAAGGAGACCCGAGCACGGGCGTCTCTAACTTTCGCCATGGTCGCCTCCGCATACGTGGCCCTCAAGTTCGTTTTCTAGAACCTGCGCGGAGCAGTAGTTACAGACATAGGTCTTTAGACCTCGGTACTGGTTTTGCGCGGTAGCGCCGGGAGGGTAGTAGTCGTCTGGGTCTGTGTCGTCATAGGTGATGACAGGTTCTGCCAGCATCTCCGAACTGAAGGGGCCGTTAGGCCGGTGTGCTGTCGCAGGGATTGCGTGTCCCTGAAATGCTGGCTTTCTGATGACGCGCACTACTCAGCCTCGACAGGTTCCTCAGCAGGTTCCTCAACAACAACTTCTTCGACGATTGGTTCTTCGACGACAACTTCTACAGTGCTCTCTTCAACCACATCTGCGACAGGCTTGCGCTTGCGCTTCGGGGCTGGGGGCTCCTCTTCAACTACGACTTCGTCGGGCACCATTGCTTCCTGAGTCTGTACCCGAAGTTCGTCAAACGCGGGAGTCTTGGCCAGAACTCCCTTGTTGGCCAGCGGGCGTAGGAATGCAGGTAGGCAACTGTTGCAGTAGCCGACACTGCGGGTGCCTTGCGCCGCGTACACGAACAAGGATGGGCTCTTGCAGTTTGCGCATATATCAGTCATTGGGCTTTTCTCGCGTTTCTGTCGTCGGTCCTTAGTTGGCGGCCGCGCTCGCGTATGGTTTGCAGCCTGTTTATGGTTGATGGGTCATGCTCTAACGCGTGCGGGTTATCTATCAGGCGGTTTACCTTCATCCAGTAAGCCGTAGGTGATATGTCTAGGGTCTCCCGGACTTCCATATCGAGCGCACCGCGCTTGCTGGAGTTGGTGTGTCTTCGAGCGATATCTAGCACGGTCTTGTCATCGTTGCTTAAGCCTTCGGCGGGCTGGCCTGACGCGAACTCTTCGTTACGCACCGCGTACCCCGTTGGCTTTAATGCCCAACTTCTTCTGCAGTGCCTTTACTTGGGCCACGGTCACACCGGGCTTGATCTCCCAGTGCATGAAGTCCTGTGCCCTCCAGTCACCGCCCCACTGGATTACCGATCCGTAGCGCCGCTTCATGCGACGAATGGCAAGTGCGTTCTTCGGCTTGGCAAAGAATTTCTTGCCCCAGTTAGAACCCATGGCGCCCTCTTGGCTCCAGTTGAGATCGATAGCGGTCGCGGACGCGTGGTTGCTTTTCTTTCCCGCAGCAAGTCGTGCATCGCGGTTGTTGTAGCCGCCCTCATCCCACGGGCCGACATCAATTCGGCGCACGGTGGCGTGGTAATCGGCCGCCACTGCGAGTAGCACTGGAGCGACGCTGGCCTCAATGGTGAGACGGCGCTTAGTGCCGGGAACAGTCTTAGTAACAGTCTTCTTGGGCGGCACGGGCCACCCGTTCAATGAAATTGCCATGATTAACCTCCGCGTCCATCATTGCCGTGATGGGGGTTCAGGTCAGCGTAAAACTATTTGGATTTGCCCGGGTAGTACGAGGGACCGTCACCGTTGTGGTAATCCTTGACAGCCTTCACTCCCTGCTTGATCGTCTTCGCTCCCGACTCTTTGGTCAGGTTAATGACGTCGTTCTTGCCACCGTTTGTTTCTGTGTGGTCGACGAAGACGTCGCCACTGCGCTTGTAGACGCGGTGCTTAGCACCGTCCGACACAAACTGCCGGGACTTATCGATCATCGC